ATGCATGTGTTTTATTTTGCCGTGGCTCAACGAGACTGAGAGCCCCCAGTGACTAGAACTGGACTTCCTTCACCCGAAGGATTTTATAAACAAGTTCCGATCCTGTTGGTTTAAAAGTCAGAGTGAGAGAGATACATTATCCACATATTCAATGTACGCAGTACTATTTTAGTACATTGCCCATGTTACACACTATCATTTATTGTGTGAGCTTTATGTAGTGGTAATATTCTACTTAACATAATTTTCATGCTGGATGACTGACTAGGGATACCATCGATGATACATAGCAATGAATTTTGCTTGAAAGGAGACGTGAATAGCATAGGCGATTTCACCTCCCTTTGATTCGGTGAGGAAGAGGTTGCAAGCCCTTCCCCGGAACGTCGTCTAAATTGTTAAGAATGTTAGGATATAGCAAGCTTAAGTGCTACTATTGACTATTATCATCGACATTTAGATTGAGGACGTTTTTGTTTTCCTCAGAAAACACTCAGTGTAAGGTTTTTCTCTGAGTGGTCCAAAAGAACCACAGAGTAGCCGAAAGCGATGCTGTGCCATTGTAACAATACCACGTCATCACCCCTACACCGGAATAGTGAGGGAGTCATATTTCATGCACCCCATCATCATTTCCAGAAATGGACAACTCCGATTGTAGGGAGCTACACTACAATAGGCTAGTCAACCTAAGACCAAACAACTATCAATTACAACTTAAGAAAACAACGTCTGTCTTTTGCAAAATGGCAATTACTTTCAACAAAGCAAAACTCGCGATGACTCAAAAGGTTAAGAATGCGGTTAAGACTACGTTCATAAGGAGGAAAGGTAAGGTCGTTGACCCTATTGAACTTACGAAGAAACAGAAGCGTGAAAAGCGCGAACAAGACCAGCGCATCCATGCTGCTGCTAAAGCTCGTTTGATTGCTATGCTTAAAGGCATGCAAGATGCGAGAAGAAAAACCACTGGTTTGTGCAATAAGCGCAAATTCGGTGGGTATAAAAATTCAAAGCAGGAAAGTGCGCTTCTGCATGATATGCAGGAAGCCAAGTACCAAAGTGGTAAAACCACTTTCGCTATAGGTGCCACTGTGACAGCGACTGCTGTTGCAGCAGCAACTTACCAGGTTGTGAAGTCATTTTCTAAAGTCGCTGATAAAGCGGGTAAAGCTTCTGAGAGTGTTTCCACTTTTGTGGTAGCACTTGAGCAAGCCCTACGAAATTTCATTCATAAACTTGAGAGTTTGGGTGGTATTTTCTGGAAGACTTCCTTGGGCTTGGTCCTTTCTTGGATCCTGTCGCGTGTTTGCAAGATACCAATTGCTGTTACCATGCTTGGAACACTTTGTGCACAATATGTGCCAGAGATAAAAGCATATGTTTTTGGTGATGGTATTGCTCGCGAACAGTCCGGTACAAACGAGGCTGCCAACTTCATTGCTATGGTATGCACTTGTTGGATACCAGGCAGGGATGTAAAGGCCGTGACTGGAGAGTTCCTTAAGCGTGCAACATATTTTCCTAGAGCAGCTGAGGGTATTGAAAGTTTCCTAACGAAAGCATTGAGCTTGTTGGAGAAATTTGTCAATTTTGTCCTCAAGCGCTCGGAAGATAAAGCAGTTCGCTTTGTGTCTACCACTAATGCGCTCCAGGTTTGGATTCGCAAGGCGGTTGGTTATTGTGAGAAGTTGTCTCGTGACGTCACCCTTAATTTGGATGAGTTGCGAGAGATTCGTTCTCACTATCTCTTGGGTTACGGTTTCTATGAAGTCGCGGTGACTGAAGTGTCTAAGCGTGAATTGAAGCAGTGGATGGAGAAGTTAGGACTTGCCATCCGTCCACACGAAGGTGCCATATCCAAGATGACCAGCGTGCGACCAATGCCTGTTTGTGTCATGTTGGGTGGCGCGTCAGGTGTTGGTAAAACATCCTTGGTCCGATATCTGTCATCATTGATTCTCCTTCTGTCTGGTGAATGTAAGGCTAGTGAAGCTTTACAACACATGTGGCAGAAGGGTACCACCCAGTATTGGAATGGTTGGGTTGGCCAGAAATGCCTTGTCATTGATGATGCGTTTCAGGTCAAACCAAAACCTGGTGATTATGATTCGGAGGGAATGCAAATAATCCGTACAATGGGTAACTTTGCTTTCCCCTTGAACTTTGCTGATCTTGATAGCAAAGGCAAGTTTTATTTCGATGCGCCCCTTGTTGTTGGGACCACAAATTGTTCCAACATAAGAGATGAGTGGGCTCCATTTATTACGGAGCCACTCGCACTGGTGAGGCGATTTCAATTCTCGTATTGGGTGTCCGTGAGTGAAGAATACAAAGACGATAATGATCGCCTTATGTATGACAAACTTGCAGAGACAGTGCGTGAACGTGTGAGAGCCACATTGGCGCGCACTGCAAACGGTGAGGTCGTCACTGAGGAGGAGATACTGGATATCATTACTTGGAATGCTTGGGAGTTACGGACGCATGGTTTTTGTGGACCACAACCCCGAGATGGGCCTACGCACAGCCTGCGGGACGTTGTGCTGCTTGCGGCAGATGCCATAAAGCAGCGCAAGGCTGTCAACAGTGCTGAGGTTCAAGATCTGGATGATATCTTAGCTTTGCTTGAGAAAACGCGCTCTAGTGAGAGCGTGCCAACTCAGGTGCAGGTTAGGGCGGATGGTGTTCATACTGAACCCATTC